TGCCGGAGAGAATGCCGTGGCCGCGCTCGCGTCTAGCCACAAATTAGTGTCATCAACCGCAAACATTATTTCTATGTAATCTGCCGCAGCCAAACTAATGAAGTCACTCTTTTGAATGGTCGCGTATTCGTTGTTAGCCGATTGCGTTAGCCTGCTGGTAGAGTTTGCAATGTCTACGCCGTTTTTGCGAAACCAGAAGTAGCCATTCTTGGCGCTCGCGCTATTCGATAGCACCTGAAAGTTGACCGCAAAATTGTAAAGCCCCGCATTCGCAGCGACCAATCTGGATGCCGGTGTGCCAAGCGATAGGCCGTTTGATACCTCTGTGGTGTCAAAAACAACCGCGACAGCGGTACTCGTGCCACCCGCAACCTGATCAGTGGTCCGCGTAAACTGTCCGTAATACTTTTGCTGCTCAATGATTGGCCTGACAAATATCTCGCCCTCAGTCGCGCTGACCTTTAAAACAACCGCTACCGGGATAGAGACATTCGGCGCAGTGGGCTTGACCTTCGTAAACGCGCCTGCCGTAGTCGGGCTGGCGTACAACTCATCACCGATTGCCCATGACTCGCTCACCGCGCTGCCGGTGGTGTTGATGTCTCTCACGTTACCGAATGTGGTAACGAATCCTAGATCACCGTTATCGATGTCCTGTGTCGCAACGCCCAAAAAGTATTCTGACCGATAAGTGCCGTCAGCAATGTAGTCCAGAAATTCAATTCTAAAGTCACCGTTTACGCCATCAAATCCGATTGTAGATCCGTTGGTGATGGTAGATCCGGTAGCATTCCGACCGTAGATGTAAGTCTCTTGGCCTACCTGCTGAACAACGCCGTCCGAATGGTGCAGGTTCAGCGTGTCATCATTCGCGTTCCATACCACCCGCGCATCTTTATCCGCGTGGGGCGCTGACGGTGCAAAGTCGATGTAGTCTACTGACAGGTGATTAGTGTCAGATGCCATGTTAGCGATGGTCTGAGCGTACTGGGCGATGATCTCAATATCGACAATAGAATTATCGCTGCTGCTCTCGTCAACAGTGCTAAACAGTTTCTCAAACTGGATTATCTGCTCGTGATCCTTGAGGAAAACCGCCAGTTGGTCCCTCGTCAGCCCTAGCCTTGACTTAGCCATCGCTAGTACGCCAGTGGCTCGACTTGAGCCTCTAGTCGAGCGAACGATACATGTGCGTCAGACTCGCCCCTGAAACGCTGTATGCGCCAGTTGACCATGCTGCCCTGTTGGAACCAAACAAGCCTTTTGTTCCGGTTGCCCTGAGTACCCGCCTTGATTGATCTGCTCTGGCTCCACGTTTCACCGTCAACACTGTAGCTAGTGCTAATCAGGGGATTAGTGCCGAATTCGACGCGACCCGTTAGCGCAACCAACTCTAGTTCATGGAAGATCGCCCCGCGACCCTCGTTATAAACGATGCCGGTCGAGAACTCCCAGCGGACCTTGTCACCATAATGTGATCCGATGTCATCCTTAAAGAATCCAACCGCGTTAGACGTTGGGTCACCAATCAGCCATTTGTCGTAGCACCACACGATGTCTCGCGCCTTGTACTGCGCCAAACCTAGCTCTGAGGTGCTTAGAACAAACCAGACCGGCGTATTGGTAGCCTGAGTAGCCGTAAAGTCGAACACCAGTGTCTGGTCAGGTAGGTGAACGTAGAGGTGCTGATGATTCCGGTCGTTTCTTGTTTCTAGCTTAACCTTCGACAACTGCACCTCAGTGTAGTCAGTCAGTATCTCGTCAATCTCTTTGGTGCTGATCTTGTTAGCCTGAGCGTTAACGCCAAGGAATATGCCGGGCGATTCGTTGCGACCGCTGCCCAGAAACGCAATCGTCTCAATAAATACGCAGCAGGCGTGAGTGCCAACGCAGCCCTTCTGGATTTGTGCGCCCTCGACCCGCTGAAACGGGAACAGGCTGCCGCCAACATTGTCGAACACCTCGATAGTGTGCCGGTTGACCGCGTATACCTCATTTCTGAGCTTGATGACTGACGTTACAGGGTCAGGATCTATCTCAGATGACCCATACTTCAGCGGATTGACCGCGAACGGGTCCAATAGCTCTGTGACCACCAAGAATTCGCCGTCAGTGGTCATAAAGTAACCATCAACCCAGACAACATCCAACACCAAACCTAGATCTGGGTCAGTTACCTGCTTGACAGTGGTCCCGTCCCAGTAATACAGATTGCCGGCGCTCGCAATTGCCAGCAGGTCAAAAGAGTAGTCCATCGTTACGAGGTTATCGTCAGTGCCGCCAACGTCACCCAACACAGTGACCGTGCCATCTGACGCAATAGAGCATAGGGAAGTACCCATGACCCTGTAGCAAATGCCGTCACGTTCGATACCGCCGCGATTTACGCCCGGTCCTTCGCCATGCTTCACCAATCCATCTGCCGGTCTTAGATAGCCGTTGCTGATGCCTGACTGCTTTGGAACAGGTATAAGATTGACAGGGTAGCTCGTGCGTATCTCTGCCTGCTTGTCATCAGTGAATATACCGTTGAGAATAGGTATCTGCATGCTAGTACGACTTTTTTGGTTTTGGTTTCTTCGCTGTCTTCGCTGACTGCTTAAATGCCTTCGCTGTTGGAGCGCCCTTTGCACCGGCCTTTCGCATCTTCTCGCCTGAGCCTGCCTTTATTCGCTTCTTTTTAGCCGCAATATTTGCGTACAATCCCTTCTTCGCCATTATGACCTCTTTGACTTAGTGCCTGCACACTTCCAACGTTTACGCGATAATCTTAGCGGAGAGTTTGGGTTAGAAGCGGCCTTCGGGTGCTTCTTCATCTGACCAGCAGATCTGGCGCAGTATGCGTCACCCTTCTTGGTTCCGGCCTTAACTCTAGGACCGCCGCCCTTAGCCTTACCCGCCTGACCGTAGGAAACCTTCTTCCCAGTAGACGTAACCTTAACCTTTGCTTTACCCCGTCTTGGTGCAACCATTATGGTAGTGACTCCGATGTCATGCTAACAACAGCGGACGCAAGAATATTAGTTGTGTCTGCCGTCTCTGAAATTTCAATCGTGCAGTTATTGGTCAGGTAGCCACCAGATATTGACAGACCCCAGTATCTGGTGGTCACTAAAGACACCCACGATCCGGTCGGAGCAGATCCGGCCTCGTTAATCGCGTCACCACTATTCAGCGTCAATCGGATTGAGTAGTCTGCGGCAACCCCTGCGCCGGTGAGCCAGTTGTAATAGTCCGGCGTTCCTGATGTGATCGTGACGTACCCAGTATTCGCCGCACTAAATCGCACGATGGAGGTAGCCGGGTCAGTTACCGCATTGAAGTAGGACGCATTCTTTAAATACGCCCCCAACGCAGTAGATGCAGTAGTGCCAAGCCCAGTACGGGCCGCAAAACTCATGACAGATCCTTCAACATAGAAGCGTACCAACTCGTGCCAAGGTAGGTGATTACCAATAAATCAACAGCGTTTGCGTTAGTAGACAACGTCTCTGCCGTACCACCGGGCCACTTGAAGGAAGCAGGCCAAGCCATCGTTCGACTACCTGTCGCATCCTGAGTGAACAGCATGTTAACTGTCTGACCCTGTGCAGGTCCGGTGAGTGTCAGTGTGGTCACATTCTCAGTCAGGGTGCTAGTAAATACGTTGCTCTCTGTCATGTTGGCAGTCAGCGTACCACCGCTGCTAGAAACGGCAACCGGCGCAGTCTGCGCGTGGCCGGTAAAGTTAGCGCCGTCAATCGTTGGGTTTGTGTTGAATACAGCACTACCCGTACCAGTTTCATCAGTCAACGCGCTCGCTAAATTTGCGCTGCTTGGAGTACCCAGAAATGTCTGAACGCCTACGCCAAGACCGGTTAGGCCAGAGGTAGGCAAACCAGTACAGTTGGTCAGTGTGCCAGAGGTAGGCGTACCCAATATCGGCGTTACCAGAGTCGGGGAAGTGTTGAACACTGCCAGACCTGATCCAGTCTCATCGAGGAGCGCCGTAGCCAACTGTGCCGATTCCATGATCAGCGTATTATCAGCTAGGTTTATTGTCTTGTTGGTTAGCGTCTGAACCGCAGTCGTAGTAACGACATCAACACCGCTAATCTGCAAGCTGTTAACAATCGTATACCATGTCTGTTGCAGTTCGTTAAACCGTATCGTAAACGAACTACCCGCGCCAAGTGAGGCAGGAACGCCAACCAGTGTCCCGCCATTGCCGTTGATCGTCAGTGCGCTAATCGTCTGCGTAGAGATAATGATAATCTCTTGGCCGTCATAGCAGTCAGCGACAGGTGGCAGCGTCACAGATCCGGCGGCGAATGTGCCGGTCGGGTTCATGATCAGCCAAATGCTCTGTGATGCAGCGGCCAACGCAATGTTAAACCCAGAGTTGGTAGGCGCGTTAATGACTACCGTGTAATTGGGATCAGCGAAAGTGGTCTGGAAGTATTCGACCAGAGTCGTAATAGATGCCTTTCGAGCGTCACCGTTGCTTGTCGCATAAACTGGCAGTTGATCGCCGCCGGACAGGGCGTTAATCGTTGGCAGTTGGTTGATAGTGGGCATGTCAGCCTCCTAGTTATATTCTAATGGACCGTCATCGCCAGCTAATACAGGATCAACAGGTCTGCGTAGGTAGTTATCGTCGTAGTTGCGCCAAGGCTTAGTACCAGCACCCGCAGGCATGGTCCTTGGCAGTTGCTGCTCGTGTGGCTGCGCGAAACTCATCACAACCGTATTGTAAGCCATCTTAGCGATGCCCTTGGTGTCAGGCATGATCGCCTTACCGAAACTTGGCGCAATGCGAATGCCAAGGTTAGTGTATATCGCCTCGTTCGCTAGATCCGGCACATACGTCTGCTCGTCTAGCCTGCTGTCTTTTGGGGAACTGGGCAGTGGATAGCCCAACCGTAAACCTTTTGCGTTCCACTCTGCCAACATCGCGTCTAATTTACGCAGTGCTGACTGTAGCTGCTCTGGCGTGAGGTCGAAAACGTAGGACGCTAATCCTATCTCCTCAAACGCCTGCTCGATGTACTCTCGCTTGGTCCAACCCATGTTAAGCTCCTAGCGCATCTTCTATTTTTTGCGACAGCTTATTATCTGATGTTCTGCCGTCAAACTTCAAGCCTAATTGATCCGCCTTCTCTTCTAGTTCAACTCGCATGGGTGGCGCGTTATCGTCTGGTATTGCCGGACCCTTCGGAGAAACAGCCTCTATCAGTGTCTCTGACCAACCTTCTGCTAATCTCGCGTCTAACTCTTCTTGCGTGTTCACTGCAACGTATGAGTACGTCTTGCCTTCCGGTCCAAAGTGATCGCCGGGAGACTTGTAGACTAGTGTTGGAATCATTTCTTCGCCTTTTTCTTTGCCCGTCTTGCCGTGTTTAAGGCAATGGCAATCGCCTGCTTCTTTGGCTTGCCAGCCTTCCTTTCTGTCTTGATATTCTTGGAAATTGTCTTCTGAGAATAACCTTTCTTCAGCGGCATAAGCCCTCCTGAAATTGGGCGAGGAGTAACCCCCGCCCAGTTTTCACGCTTTCTACGTCTGTGAGAACAACATGATGCCGGACATCTCTGGCTGCTTGTTCACCACACCGAACAATGTGTCGCACCGATACTTGGTGGTCATTGTGTTGATGTCGTAGAACTTCTGCATAACCAGCTCAATGC